GGGAAGCCACTCTACCAGGTGATGGATTTTCTCCTCCAAAAGCTAAAGCTGCTGTGTTAGTTTCTCCATCTCCTCCTAAAGCATATCTAGTTGTGTTTATATCTGCTACTTCAGTCCATGAGCTACCATCCCATGATTCAACATTTGCTGTTGAACCACCTGGTGCATCTCCACCAAAGTTTAATGCAGCGGTTTGCGTTCCAGCACCAGCTGCCGCATATCTAGCTGTGTTTAATTCAGCAACTTCAGTCCATGAAGTTCCATTCCAAGATTCGGTCAGATTCTGATTTCCTCCTCCAGGAACAACCTCACCACCATATCCTAATGCTGAAGTATTAGATGCTCCAGCACCACTTGCTAACTGTCTAGCTGTATTTAAATCTCCAACTTCCGTCCAAGACGCGCCATTCCATGATTCACATACATTCGTGATAGCGGGAGGAGGTGTAGCACCTAAATAACCTAAAGATGAACTTTGAGTACCTATTCCACATAATTGATCTCTTGCTGTGTTTAAATCATTGACTTCAGTCCATGAAGTTCCATCATAAGATTCGGTTATAGCTGTTTTACCTGGGGTTGGCGTACCAGTTCCTCCATAATATAAACCAGAACTTTGTGCGCCTGATGCAGCTCCATTTCTTCTAGCTGTGTTTAAAGCTCCACCACTTGCCCATACTCCTAAAGGCGCTCCTCCTGCTTTAATTCCTTTAAAGCGTCCTGTTGTTGAATTGTAATACAGGTCTCCAACAATCGCGTCTGAATAATCAAGGGCTGGTGTTGATGGTGGTAAACCAGTAAAAGCCCATTCTTCTGTTGCAGTAGTATAAGGCGGGACTTCTCCACCAGCAACTAAACCAAGTGTGTTAGTACCAAGTCCTTTTAAAGCTGCTCTTGATGTTGATAAATCATTTGCTTCTGCCCAAGATGTACCATTAAATTCTTCTGTTAAAGCACCACCTGGAGTGCCACCTACCGCAACGCCATTATCACTACTTGTATTTCCCATTCCTGCTAAACTAGATCTTGCCGTGTTTAAATCTCCAACTTCTGTCCAAGATGTTCCATTAAATTTTTCTGTTACCGCTGTAGCTGATGGTGTTCCACCGCCAAAAGCTAAAGCAGAGGTTTGAATACCTGATCCAGATAAAGTTTTTCTTGCCGTGTTTAGATCGTTTACTTCAGTCCAAGTTGAACCATCAAATTTTTCTGTTACTGCTAGTCCTCCTGGTGGTGGTGTTCCACCAAAAACTAAACCAGCTGTCTGTGTTCCAACTCCTTTAAAATAAAATCTTGCTGTGTTTAAATCACCACTTTCTGTCCAATTTGTGCCGTCATATTTTTCTGTATTTCCAACAGCAGGTGGGCCTCCTCCAGCAACTGCTCCAGCGGTTAATGTACCAAATCCCACACAAGCTACTCTTCCAGTATTTAATTCATTCACTTCAGTCCAAGATGAGCCATCGTATTCTTCAGTTTGATCATTCGCAGGAGTAGGTTCTCCTCCAGCAACTACTCCAGCCGTTTGTATTCCAAAAGCTCCCATTCTTGATTTTGCAGTATTCAGAGCACCACCAGATGCCCATGTACCTGCATAAGGATTATCTACTAATGCTTGTGCATAAGGTGTTGGGTCTGTTGATTTGGATTGTACGTTAAATCCTCTAATTTCTTTATAGTCAGCCATGAGGATTATTTATCCTTTAATAGCCATCCATACGTAGAGTCCGAATATACCAATGTAAATGCTGCTCTTTCTATGGCGACGGTTAAGTCTGCCGCACTTCCCATAATCTTTAGAGAGTTACGACCGACAGTAATATTGTTTGTGTCTGCACTACCTGCATAATCTACAATTGAAACTTCATCCCCTAAACTTGGAGATGCTGGTAATGTAACTGTAAACGCTGCAGAAGAAGTATTACAGAAATATCCTTTTCCAGCTGCTGCTGTAAATCCAGTGCTTTGAACTGCTTGCCAATCTGTTCCTCCAGACATTTCTGTCCAAGATAAAGATGCAGATCCATCAGTTTTTAAAACATAGTTTGCCGTACCATCAGATGTAGGCCAAGATAAACCGTCTAATACAACAGCTCCACTTCCGTTAGGAGTGATTGCAATGTTTCCATTAGCTCCATCTGTAATTGTTATAACCCCAGAGTTAGACCCTGAGTTTGTGTCTAAAGTTAAATCATAAGCACCGCTTGATGTAACAGTAGCAGTTGCCGCTCCAGTTCCAACTTTAGTTTCTCCAGTTCCTTTTGGAACTAAAACCATATCAATGTTAGAATCACCACCCACTGCAGCAAGTGTTGGACTTGTGCCAGTAGCTTGGTTAGTCATTTCAAAGTTGTTAACTGCTGAAGATGTCTTTTGAAAAGTTAATTGTTCATTATCAGAGTCATCTCTAATTCCGGTATTGTCATCAAATAAAATGTCAAAACTATTACAATCTAAATCTCCACCTAATTGAGGAGTAGTGTCATCAACTAGATCACTAGCTAATGATACTGTTGCGATGTTTGGGTTTGTTCCATCATCTGCTTTTGCATAAGCAATAATTGTTTTAGCGTTTGCAATTGTAGCACTGTCTCCAGAACCTGTTGCATATTTAAATACAACGTTTTGAGATCCTGATGTTGCGTTTTTTAAAATGTAAAAGTCTTGTACGTCTAAAGGGATTGTTACGTTTCTTGATCCTGTAAGTGATCCTGTAAATTCTATAATTCTATGTGCAAGTGTTGCACCTGTTGATCCATCAGATACTGATAAAGTAGTGTCTCCTGAGTCGGAAACAGCTTGAGTAGTATAACCACCGGATATTTGTTCGATGATGTCTAAGTTTGTATTAGTCTTTGTTCCCCATGTACCGGCATTTTCGCCAGTGGCCATTTTCTCTATACCGAGAGGGGTGTATGTTGATGCCATAATATTCTCCTAAAATTTAATTAAGCAGCCTCTTCTACATCCGTATAGCTGGTATTTGATCCTGATGCAACATCCGAATAAGATGAATTCGAACCCGTTGAGACATTACTATATGATGTATTTGAGCCCGTGTCAATATCAGCGTAATGAAGAATTCCAGGTGTTCCAACTGCTCCCGTGCCTTCTTGACCCGTTAATCCTACTGTTTGTTCTGTAGGTGAAACTGTACCTACAGCGCCTGTTCCAGCTACTCCAGATAAACTATATTTAGATTCACAGATTACACTGCCTATTCCACCAGTGGCAGATACCCCTGTTAAACCCATAACATCTGCTGGAGCAATATCTCCAACTGATCCTGTAGCTGATACTCCACTAATTAAAGCTGCATCGTTAGGTATAATAACTGTTCCTAAAGAAGCTGTAGCTTGGAATCCTGCTGGTTCAATAACTGGGAATGAAATAATAGTTGGTGCACCAACGTTTCCTGTTGCACTGACCCCGGTTAATGGAACTCCAACGTTTGGAATTATTACACTACCAATTCCGCCAGTTCCTTCTACACCTGTTAAGCCCATTACATCTGCAGGAGTAATAGCTCCAACAGAACCACTTGCACTTACACCAGTTAATCCAACTGACATTTCTGTTGGTGTAATAGATCCAACAGAACCAGTTGCACTTACACCGGTTAATCCCATTACATCTGCAGGAGCAATAGTTCCAACAGAGCCAGTTGCTGCCTGACCTGTTAATCCCATTACTTGATCTGATGGTGTTATAGAACCAACAGATGCTGTTGCAGATAAACCTGTAAGTAAAACGTTTTTATTATGAGTACCGCCCCAAGGCTCATTGCCCCAAGTACTTCTTCCCCAACCTTCTTCGTAAATATCTAAGTCGCCCCAATTAGCACGACCCCAAGCTAAATGACCCCAACCTACAATTACATCTTGAGCTGTAAAGCCACCTGTATTCCAGGCTCCTTCTCCATAGGGTGTATTTTGAGCATTCCAACGTGTAGGGTTAACTATACCCTGAACACCTTCAACCGAAAAGATTTGATCGGCCATAAGGATCTACCTCCTTATGCGATTCTGATTATCGCGTCGCTGGCGTCCGCTGTCGGAAATTGAATTGTAAATGTGCCGTTAGTAACAGTCTTATCTCCACCAAACGCAATTGCAGCAACTGCTTTGTTAGATGCACTTGAGTTATAGATTAAAGCTGCGTTAGCAGTAAATGAAGCTGATGTCCAAGAAATGTCAGGAGCAAAATCACAGAAAGCTGTTGTTCCTGAAGTTGTTGGAGTCACACTTGTTAATGTAGCACCACCTGCTGTGTATGCAGTTCCAGAAGTATTCGTAATTTCTTCTGAAGTACTATACGCAGTTGTGGAAGCCCCTAAAGTTGCATCACTATCGTACAATGCAATTTTAAAAGTGTTTCCTGTTGATGCTGTAAAGTTGTGAGTAGCCACCAAGATTTCTTGTTTGAAACTTGTGCACATTGCCGATGTATTTGCCATATTTTAACTCCTTATTGAGGCGGAGATTCGATCGGAATTCTTATTGTACCATCCGTATAATCGTCTCTTCGTCTTCTTCCAATTTGCTGTGAAGCAAACTTCTGTACTTCTTCTTTATACTTTTGCTCATATAAAGTCAACATATCCATTGGGCCTTTTAAATACCCATATGTTTCCGCTAAACAGCAGTATAATAGCCCTTGCGGGAAGTTTAAACTAATGTAATTAGTGCCTGATCCCTCTAAAATAGATTGCACATAATTATAATGAACCTTGAACATATAAGCTGCATCTGGAACTGGAGCAAACATTAGTCTTCCAGAAGTAGTATCTGATAAACCAGTAGCTCCTCCAAACATAGCATAGTATTTAGGTTTTCCTCTTTTAGCTGTTTCTGTAGATGGAACATATTCCTGTAAAAAAGTTCTGTCTCTTTTTAAAAGCCAAACATTGTCTCCTGTTACTGCTGATGTGGAATCATAAACTTGAACTCCTCTAATAAACAAAGCTCCAGCAGGACAGTTAATAGTTGTTTGACCAGCTACTAAACTTCCAGTTTGAGCTTTCCTATCTGCATCAATTGGCACATCATACATAATTCTCTGTTGAGCGTTTAAAATAATATTTTCTAAAACATCATTCGTAAGAACCGTATCTCCTACTTCTGTGTAGTTTTTAATTTGTGTTTTTAATCCTGATGCACTTAATCCTGACATTATGGCCTCATATTTACTGGTCCACCAAAACAGAAAAATCCTCCGCCTGTTTCTGTGCTGGACGCATTGTTTTTTAAACTAAACGTTAAACTATTACTTACCGTAAGAGTGCTTGGAGGGGAAGCTATTTGTTCAGTTGTAGTTTGTCTTGTAATTTTATAAGAACCGTAAACTTTAGCTCCGCTGCTATGAGCAGCCGCCGTAGTTGATTCAGGGGTAGCTCCATTAATAGGAGCAGCAGTTCCTCGAGTTAATCCAGATAAAGTATTTGATGCTGTAGTGTTTGTCGTATAGTAAATTGTTTCACTCACATCATTTCCATCACTATCAAATAATTCAATACAAATATAACCAGGAGCAACAAATTGTGAAGAATCTGCTAATACTAAACTTGTTGCACTTGAAGTTATGTCTCCATTTAAAGTAGTTGTTAATTCTAAAGTAGATTTAGCAACGCCACCGACTGCTATCGCTACATTTGTAAATCTAATATAATCATCCGTAGACCAAGGTTGATTTTTACATTTAACCGTAACACTTGTGTTACTTCCAGTTGTAGTAAATGGATTGTTGTCTAATCCCT